CCCGCCACTCCGTGCTGACTTGGGCTCATATAAGGAGTTCTCGTGCCTCCTATCTGAACCTCGCCCTTGTGTATATCGCCGTGAACTGAACCATCTGCATTTTTATTTGTTATAAATTTAAAGCCAAAAATTTCCACCTGCACCGTCGCAAGATCTTCCCGCACGCCATCAATAAAAATACTTAACGAACTTCCGTTTTTAGAAATTGCTACATGATGCCAAAGATTGTCGGCAATGCTACTCGTGGAGGTCACCTCTGCGGCCAGGTCATATTTTAAATCAGTATCCCAATCTTGAGCAAGCAATACCTCATTTCCTAAACTCGACAGCGTGTGTTCAAGCCACAGGTTCCCGCCAGGCATTAAAGCCCTGAATCTTACTTTTCCAAAATCGACATGTTCTTCATTGGAGCTGTCTTTTGTGCCTACTTCAACCTTCCAAGCTCCTCCCACTAAACGCCCAGTATCTAAATAAGTAAAATCATCTCCTATAATCGTGTCTATTTGATCGGAGCTTGCGGTCATGATGCCAAGGTCTGGAACCCCCGTGTCAACATCCCAACCTAGCCCTGCGTTTTGCTCTGAAGCGATAATTACTTTAGGTACGCCCGCAACTCCAATGGCGGAATCTGCGCTAGCACTTGGGCTGCTAAGATCGTAAACGTTTTTAACTTGAGCTTCGCTTGCTTTAATATAAAATTCAATAGTGAAATTCGAAGACCCGAAAGTGCCAAACGGAGCAATATCTGTTCTATCCAAAGATCCCTTTTTGGCTGATCGGGAAGAAGCAACAAAAGAGTCTTTTGCTCGTAATACCTTAAGCTCTTCTTGGTCCGTTCCCCACGAGGTGCCTGCAGACGAGGAAAACCAAAGAGACCCACTGCCCCATTTTTTATTTGTCGTGTTTATTTTAACTAGGTTTCCGTCATTACTTATGTCTTTAGGGCTCCTGACCCTGTAGGAGTTCAAAGACGTCCCGCTGAGCACGTCGCCTGAAGCGGTATTTATAACATGCTGAGCCTTGAACTTGCCATTCCAATTTCCTATATATTCTTTTGTGTCTGGCAAATAATTAGAAGGAACTTTCATTTTTAAAAGCTTTAATAAATATTTCCTTGTCGGAACCGTCGAAAAAGCCCTTGAGTCGACCGTAGTTCCAATAACCGCAGAATTTGGATAATAAAGTTGGCATGGAACAATTTCCGTAACAGAGTGTAAACTAACCGCCATGTTTACAGAATTCTCACTTTTGAACTCTTCGTCTTGATCTAACCTAGATACCCTTATTATCCGATTAGCTCCCTTGGGATTAGGGGGCAAGTGAATGACTGTTTCAAAAATATAATCACTTGTGGCTAAACCTTTCATTCTCCTGACAAAAAATCCGCCAGTATCATTTTCTATCAATTCGTAATCGTTATAACCTGAGTATGTATCGAATACTTGGCCATTTAAGGCAAAAGAAGAGTTCTCCGCTCCTGTCTCCGCCTTAAACCCTCTTGCCATTTCTGGCGTTACTTCCAATATCGGCGGAGCGTCAATACTCGGCTCTCCTTCGTTATTTGCATAAATCAAAAAGTTTACCCCTTTGGGCCTTGTTTCTGTACTTCTTTTTCCAACATGTATCTGAGAAAGCGCGTGAATGTTAATCGCTATAGAAACAACCTCAACATTCGGGTCGGTTACAGTGTGAACGATTGGGTGTAGATATTTTTCTTGTTTTTTAAATTTATTATGCAAGACTCGCTTGTGCTTTGCGTCAATATGGCCAGTAGTTCTCTTATTGTAACCTGGGACTACTGTATTGCCCACATAACTCAGCTCTAACGCACGCATCATATCGGAAACATTGTCGAGTCGACCATCCTCCTCAGCCCCTTCATAGTAATCGGAATCAGCGCTAATGAATTCAGAATTACTGGGTACCGCCAAGTGTTCCATCGGAGTGCTCGCATTTGCGGGAAAAAGCTGAGAATTATACATGATCGTTTTGCCATGCGACCTATAGCTATCTGGAAAAATTTCCTGTACCGTTTCTCCTCTTCTAAAGTCGGCGTCAAAAATTCTGAAATTAAAGCTTCCATCTCTTTCGCTCATCACGACAGTATCGTTTAAATATATTGACTTTAGAAAGTCCTGATTATCAAGCCTTGCGTCTTGAAAGAATCTTATGGTCTCTCCCTTTTTATCAGAAAATCCCTCAATAGGCCCCTCGCAAATCAAATCGACAGTTTTCGCTAAACTAGCTGACTCAAAGTAGTCCTCGCTTCCTTTTTTTAATCCCTGAGTTGTTGAAGGGGTTCGCTTTCTGAGGGCGGTGATGTTCTTCCATTCATAAGGAACATAGGTGTACATGTCATACGTTCCGCCCGCTTTTCCTTCTCCCATCCAGGCTAATGCTCCGATATTAGTAGCCATTAGTCTCCTCCTCCTCCTCCCAGCGAAAATACCCCTTCTGGATCAGAATTACCGAACTCCACAGAATCAGTAGTAGTCTCTTTAAATTTTGAAATATTGTTGAGTCTTACGTCCCAATAATCAGCGTATGTAACGTGTTGGCCACCACCAGCAGGGCTAGCCAGGGAATTATCAACACGATCTCTATCAATATGCCTCATTGTTGAACTTACAGTCACCGAGCCAACTAAAAGTCTACCGTAGCCCAGCGGGACGGGGATAGCCTGAGCAGCTACATTCTCTGCTCCTCCAAATAAAAAAGACTTCGATCTCTTTTCTTCTTCAGGCTTTGGTGGCTTAAATAGCGCCCTCATTATGAAACCAGCCGCAATGGAAATGATTAAATTAACAACGAAAAGCTCAATGCCAGTTGCCCCTTCCGCGTTCGGGATAATGTGAAACTCTCTACATTGCTTAGGAATTGGCGTTAGCAATTCTTCTTTTCGCTCTATTTTCTGACTACATCCATCAAGGATAAACGAAAAAGTCTTATTTTCTTGTCTGTTCTCCGACAAATAATCGAAGAAGTTTCCTGTGTTGGCGTCTATAGCCCTCAGCGCTTCTACAATAGAGTCTACCTCGAGCTCCCATCGCGCCCCAAATCTCTCTGCTATTTTTCCATGTAAATTAACTATTCTCATTCCTTGCGCCTAATCATTATTACACTAATTATTGTGAATTCTGTACACACTATGAATCTTTTTAATATAGTCGTCATTAAGTAAATTTTTTGAAGACAAAAAACCTTCCTGGTGATGCATGAATTCATTATTGTCCAGTAAAACCGCAAAATGAGAAAAATTATTATTTATTGCCATAAAAATCAGCAAATCCCCTGGTATAGCCTCAGAAAATGATATTTTCTTAAAATTATTTCTTTTGAAAAAATCCGTTATTTTTAGTATTGTTTTTGCTGGATATTTTTTATCCGTAGACCTTTCTAGATAGAAGTTAAAGTCTTTAAGTTTTAGCTGTTTTTTGAAATCGTAGTAATCATAAACAAATTTCCAACAATTTTGAAAATGATCAATATATTCCCTACCAATAAATTCTTTTATTTTGTAGCTTTTTGGAAAATGAATGTTAAAACTTTCGTCCTGTATGCTATAAACACAAACAGGCAAACACAGCTCTTCCGCTTGAGCTAAATCTTTTTGCGAAAACTCGCATCCACACACGGGATGAGAATGGTATAAACAAATGATTTCATATGTTTGCTTTATTTTTAAAAACTCATGAGGGCAAATCTTAAATCCATTTTTAGGAAATTCATAAATATTCCCACAAGGAACAATGAGTAATTGCTTTATGTTGTCCAAAACTATAAAGCCGCAGCATTCTTCGCTTTTATTAATATTTGCGTGGGTAATTAAAAGCTTTTCTATTTTTTCATCCATATGAAAATCTTTCCGTTCCAGGAAATCCTCCATATGGCAAGCCTTTTGTTGTGGCAGAAAACCTTAGCAAACATCCGCTTAAGTTTTTAGAGCACTGATCTTGAACCCAGTTATCTAAATCATACCTAGGGTCCTGCCCAGACACATTGTAATAGGTTATATCTGAAGTTGGAGTGCCTATTTTCGTGGCCATAATACCAGTTGGCTTTGCAACAAAATACAACGTAACGTCATCAGACTCGGTACTGCTTATTGTGACATAATCCCCGCTAACATAAATACCAGTTTTGTCGTAAAATCCAGATTCTACAAAGGGAGTTTCCGATCTAGATTGCCACGTAGCATTTCCTGCGGTAGAAAAACCATAGCTACTCCCTTTAAAGGTGTTGTTATTTGAGTCAGCCACTGGCAAGCCGTATGCTTGATCAGACTTCGGATACACCCATGATGATTTGGGGAAAATATCCTTATCTCCGTAGTGACATCCTCGACCTCGATAAATCCAAGGGCAAAAATTAGCGTACACAGTTCTTGCTGGCAGCTTCACTCCTTCGAGCTCTAGCTCAGAGGCTAACTCAAACTGAATCGCGTGTTTATCTTCTACGATTTTTTGATTGATAAAATATGTTTCATTTGGAAACTTTGCAGTTGGATCTGAACTTCCAAATGGATTTATGTTATCTATAAAATTAATCTCATCGATATATTTCAGAAAAGTTCTTATTCTTGTTATTTTTAACCCTACAAAATCATCTTTTCCGCTAATAATGTTAGACATAAATCCATCTACATTTGCAAATGTCATTTTTGGCCTAGCTAAAGAACCGTCTCCTCTTATCTCAAAATCTTCAACCTCAATAGGATAGGCGTCATAAGTTTTACCGTCAAAAACAACGTCGCCCATGATTACCTTTCCAGAATGAAACCTGTATATCTTGCCTCCGTACTTTGCAGTGTCAACTTCAAATAATTCTATAATAACTGAACCCTCGAGAGAACTAAGCTCCTCATTTAGTTTTCTCGTATCGATTTCTTGAAAATCAGCTTGATTCTCGTACTGGTTTGATTGAAATTCTTGTGTCATTTTATTCTGGCGAGCCTTCGTTCAACCCTATGAACCCAGCATAAGAATCATTTGCTGTTCTTAAGCCCAAGTCTGCGATTTTAACTTTTCCCTGATTTCCGTCTGCACTTAATATTTTTAAAACATAATACCTATAAGCTGCTTGATTTTCTCCTGGCACGAGAAATGTCCTGATAGCGCCTGGCTTGCAAACATATGAATTCCATCTAGAACCAATCACTTCTTTGAGCACAGTCTGATCTTCCCCGCTCTCGATTCCGTCTGCATCACGAACCGATGATCCTTCTGGCGCTATTGCCGCGTTTGGCATGTGCGAAAAATTCCTCATGTGATGTAAAAGCGTCATATTATTATCGCCATTTAACTGGTCTGAAGAGACGTTAGACCCAAATAACATCCAATCTGTCGGAGCGTAAACCTCACCGAAAACTTTTTCTAATTTTTCTTCGCTATAGTATTCTGCGCTGGCTCCAGCACTGCTGATTGTGTAGCTTTTAACTGTTTCAGTATTTCCCGCTCCAAAATCATAAATTAAATAATAAGGAAATCCCCCGACGTCCATCAGTATATAATTATTAAAATCACCATTTATTTCCTGATTGAACGCTTTCCATGCTGGGTAACTTGCGTTCACTGCGTTGCTTTGGTTTATTATTCCCCTATCTAAGGTTGTATAATCTATTGCGTCGCCATTACCCTGTAATCCCGAAATATAGCCTATAGAGAGTTGGCCAGACGATGAGATTGTTGTGGCGCTTTTATATTTTGGAGTTAAGTATGCTCCTTTGCCAATTCTGTTTCTGTATTTTTATTATCTTGTTCTGATTTGTTGTCTTGGCCACTGCAAGGAGGAGCATCTTTTGGGTAAAAGTCTACTAAAGCTCCATTCGTATCTATGCATAGCCCGCCTGATCCGCCGAACCCGAAAGTTCTTGGTTCAGGGCCGTGTGCCGTGCTTATATATCTTCTTTGATAATTTTGAACTGGATGTTGACCGTTTGCGCCGTCCATTCCAAATCCTCCTCCGTACCCGCCAATACCTCCAGCATTTCTTTGCGATTCCATCATTCCAGGCATTGACACGACCAGGCCGCTGGGATTTTGTAGTATATAATACGAAGGCGGCATATGTGCGGCACGGCCGAGGTTCGTCCACAAAGTTGAAGTAGCCCCATTACCTCCCTCGCCAGCAGTTACGTCAACAATCACCCCCGACGCTAATGGATAATTAAGTTTAAAAGTCGCTCCGTGGTGAGAGGGCTGCTCAACTTCAACCGTTCTTTTTCCATACACTCTTACTTTCGATAGAAAAGGGCCACAATTTTCCCCGCCCGCGGCGGAGTGATAAATAAAAGTAACATTCCCGTAATCGACATCCCGCGCAGTTCTTGCGTATCCTGCGCCACCACCGCCGCCTCCGCCAGGCCTTGCTTCGAAAACGATAGTATCGTTTACGAATTTCCCATCACCCTCCTCGACGTTAAGCCCTTCAGCCATTGCAGTACTTACCCCGAGGAGCTTGTTCTGAAGGGAAGGCTGATCATGAGTTCTGCCTGCGTTCGTAAATGAAGAGTATTTAGTGTCACGCATATACGGATACATAGCCGCTGCGGTCCAGACTGATTCGCCATTTACTCGACCGTAATTCCTCTTCAGGTTAATAGTATCGGATACTGGATCGTACGTAGAGATAACTTTAGGTATTTGTAACGATGTGATATTGCTTACCCGAGTTCCCCCAGGGCCTCCTCCTCCGCCTCCTCCGCCGATAAATCCACGACAATCTATTTTAACGCTTGATCCCGCGTAATCAGAGTGTATAGATAGTGCGGTTCCTCCGTCTGCTCCATTGTTCGGAGTGAGGCCAACAATATAACTTCCGTCCATTTTTCCGTCAAGATATTTTCTAGATATTGGGCCAACGCCCGCACTAGAGAGCTCTGGAAGAGAACAATATTTTACATGCGCCCCAGATAAAGCTGACTTTTGCGCGCTTTGAACAGTAAAAGCAACTGGACACTCTTCTCTGTTTTGATGAGCGGCGGGAAGTTCTGGATAATTTCGAACAGAAGTGACGTTTGCGCCTTTTCCTCCTGCTCCGATAATTTGAGTTGTCTTGGGAATATAAATTTCAATTGGAACTGTATTTAATCCTCCGCCATAATTACTTGAAAACTTGCCTCCAGTATCTACCGCTGGCTTAGAGGTGTCCGCAGAATAAACAAGCATGTTCGGCGCAAAATTAAATTTTATTTTAGAAAATACATCAATAGTTAATTCAGGGTTTGACATTTCCCCAAGGTCGGTCTGCAGCCTAGTTAGCTCCGCCTCGGCAAGTCCGCTTAGATTAACATTTTCCAAGCCAAAATCATTCACTCCCTCTATGTAATTTGGCACGGCTTGTAAACGCCCATCGTAAATCTCGAAAGCTGGAAAAATTGCTTTATGACGCGCCATGCTCACAGGAACATTTAAAGCGGTATCCGTTACTGACCCGTTCGCGTTAGACCAGTCAGATGCTTCGACTTTTCTTAGCGTGCCGCCATTAACATTTCCTCCAACTAAGTCTATATTTTGAGCTCTAATTCTAAAATAATGCGCTTTTCCAGGGACGACTGGATAAGCAAAAGACGTTGTTCCTGTTGGTTCGTCAACCAACACTCCTGTCGCTCCGTGAGGATCTACCGCAGTCGGAGCCGTGCCAGAGACTTCCAATAAAATCCCTGTGGCGGTTAAAGGCTTAGAGTAAGTCCAAGAACCACTTAAGAATATATCGCCATGCACTGCGTCCACGTTGAAAGTCGCTATAGGTCCAGGCTTTAGCGCCTCAGCGTTACCAGTTAAGTCTATTTTTAGAATACCACTTGGATCATTGTAATTGTATTGGTCAGTGCTTGTAACGGTCAATTGGCTTTGCCGAGGATAACCATCATGACCCGCAGGAACGGTATAGCCAGCGCCGCCGTGTCCAGAAAAATAAAATAAGAGCCCATCCGCCGAAAGGTCATCTGTAAACCAACTGCCTATTGCTCCAGTTTTCCCAGTTGTCGCAAACTCTACTTCAAAATAACCGCTTTCTTTTTGCCCTAATTCAAAAATAGCACTGCTTCCCTTGTTAACCTTGTACCTTGAATCAGAATTTTCCTTAAACTTGTAAAGGCCTGCAGCCGCATTCTCCCCTGATAAAGAAAGAGTCGAAATTATTTTTTGGTCTCCGCTGTTAAGTAAATAAAATCCAGTGCCGCTGGAAAACCCAGTCATGAAGATTCCGTAATTCACATTAAACACAGAACCGTCAACGCCGTTTTGTTTTTCGTATGGAGCTACGACGCTGCCGTTTGTGTCCAGTATATAAGTTTTAAATATTCTTGGAACTTTATTTAAATCCAGAGCCATTTCCTCGAAGTTAGCGCTTAAACTCCTATTATCATTAAAAATATAATTATCGCTCCAAGTCGAGCAGGTGAAGATTTTATTGTTTTGGTTAT